TGCAAATGAGCGACTTTTGGTCACTCCTATAAGAAAACAACAGCAAACTTGAAAAATCCCCGAGGGGACAAAAATTCCATTTGCTCTTCAGTTGACTATTAAAATTGGTCATTATAAGCTCTGTTTGTTCCCTTACGGAGGATTTGTTACATCCATGCGCGCCGTCAACGCATGAACGTGGCCCCTACGCGGTAGGCCAAGGCAGATTGTACACAGAAAACGTAGGTACGTTTCGAAAGTACAACAGGTTAAAGTCGGATCCTGCCATGTAATAATACTGTATATTCGTCGACTTTTCCATCCCGTTATGCCCATTCGGTTTTGTCCACACCACCGTTGTGAACGTATCCATCTCTGATCCATCAACCTTCGTATTTGCCTGTATGTTCAAGTAATTTGTGGATAAAAATCTTCGATTGCTATACATCGGCACTTTGAAAGTGAGACCTGCTTGTGTTTGTTGATTGGTCAGAACACGCCCAGCACCACCTGTTGGAAGCTCATAGTAGAACTTCTTTGAAAGTGTGCCATGACTGGAATCAATATACACATCAGAAGCTGTTGGCTTAAAAGCCGTAGCACTGTCAGTGTAAGATTCCAATCCTCGGGATGCGTATACAGACCCTGCCGGATATGAACTATCGACATTCAATGAATAAACCAAGGAACCTGTAACTCCCACAAAACACGGCATCAAAAGCGATAGAGGTGTCTGAGACACATAATTCGCCCTAAATTGTGTTCCTGGTGTTAAGATTCCTGGGCTTGTGAAACCTCCATTACTTACAAATCCATATTGGACTGGCAATCTTGGGAGGGTCAATTTGTTCACAGTAGCAGCTGAGTCATTACCATCAACTCCTGGATATAATTGTGCAGCGTAGTAAAAATGTTTCCTTCGAAGCAATTGTCGTAGACTAGTGATCTTTTCACCGAAATGCACTTGATAAATATGTGCGTCATTGTTGTCTACATTGGTGGTGACAATCGATTGCTCCTCCCCTGACTGAAGGACAGCGACTGAAAAGTCGTGTGGTACTTCAGAAGGTGCAGCGAACTCAATATCGGGTGCAGATACAAAGACCTGCATGATAATTGGAGCATCAGCTACTGGAGAAGTCTGCTTCGTGAATATGCGTACTGAGATCTGACCATTATCAAATAGTGGGTCACGTGTGACTGCCGCAGATCCACCGTTACAGTTCTCAATGAATGAGTACACACCCGCTGCTGTCTTTAGAAAAGACGTAGCTTGCATGTATGGTACGGTAATCTCAACATCACTCTCTTCAGCGATATCCACAATTCGGGTTACACTAGTTGAACTAGTAACCGAATTAGAAAACAAATTCCCATCAGGATCGTATGTAATACGCACACGACCTCTGTGATATTTCGAACAGATGAACCGGAAGCGGAACTTAATGTCACCACGCCAGTTAAAGAACATCCGATTGATATGTGCCATAGGGGTTGATTGCCGATACAAAGTTGAACCTTCAGTTCGAATTAGTTCTGGCATCACGCGGCTCAAGAACAGAAGTGAATCTACACTCTGGCTTGAAGACCACGAAGATTGCCATAACCAACTCTCACGTCCAGTAAACTCGGAAATCAGCAACTCATCCTTAGGCTCAATTCCCGCTACACGCGGATCAATCGTCAACTCATTTTTGTCGTCGATTGTCAAGCTCTCATAAGGAGTCATCATGTTCGTGGACGCCATTCCGTAGAATGCGCCCGGGTGTTGAGGTTTCTCTGCCTCCAAATTAGCCACATTAGTAAACCCGAAATAACGGGCAACATCAGCTACCTTGGAGGATATCATCTGAGTTGCTAGAGCATACGGTTTAAGAAGGGGGATCTTTGATAGTGATCCAGCTGCTTCTGCTACCGCCGATGCTGGACCAGATATAGGTCCATCGGTTTGATACTCATCACCAGATTGAAGTGCTTCAGCGATTGTAGGACCCGAAAGTTCCACATTCTCCGCCCAAGCATAAATCTGAATAGTTACATCAGATGAAGCTACGCTATTGGCATTGTATAACGGTGTAAACGACCGAATTTGCAACTGTCCCATGTTAGCAACTTCACTAGCATTTGTAACTCGCAACCAGTTTTTGTGATAGAAAAAAGGTAAATTCATCTCACCACCCTGATTGTTTTGGGGAAAAAGATCCAGACCAGGAATCTGAGAGTAAGGTACTCGCCAACCATCCTGTCCCACAACCTCAATGATATTGTCGGGATAATAGTCTGTCAATGGTTTCCAAGCAACTCGCACATGACCATAATAAAATGGTGATGCGTTAATCATTACTTTGATCTTCATATTACATCTCAGCAGAGAGTAATTCGTGACCTTGTTCTTGATGCGCGAATCGTTAAAGAATGCGTAGTATGGGTTAACAAATGAATTAACATTTGAATTCTCTGCCCATGTGATGGTACTGATGAGAACAGGTCGCTCAAGAAAGCGAGAAATTTCAGCATCTTTGTACACACTTGTATTACGCGTGGAATCCATTCCTTTTCCAATTGGTGCAATTGCACCAACGTTTTCGTCAGCAAACGACATAATGACTTCAGAAGAAGCTTGAAAAGTCTCCTCATTTTCATCGTAGTCGTGCCGAACCCAGTGCTCAGAATCGCCCGAGCTCGCGTCTGAGAGATAGTCCTCAGCCCCTACTGTGACACGGTCCACAGTCCCCCCGTTTATACTCTGGTTTGAGTCTGTCTCATATTGATTGAACACCCCGTTTTCCCAATCAGGAAGAGGTGGGTTGGCCTCTTCCCGCGTCACTGGCCATCCTGCTAGGGATGACGTATTCAAGCGTCCCCATTGGACGTCTTCGAACACTAAATCGACTACTTTAGCGCCGATCTTCGCTATTAATGAATAGCGGTATTGAGCATTCCATCGTGCTCTCAATCTATAAACTTTTGCTTTGATAAGAAATTTTGTTCTGTTTTCGATATAAGATCCTGTTTCGTCCAAAAATTTCTTAAGTGATGAACTACAAGTGAATGCGATATGCGTCACCCGGTAATCACCAGCAAATGTCTTTTCTATCATGAAGTCACCATCCATCCAGGCAGGAAAGTAAGGAGCATTATCAGGCCCACTTACTGAGTAAATTTCACCACACTGGAATAACTCTTCCTCCTCAATTTCTTCAATGTCATAATACTCGAAGTGAACGATATCATCTTCTCTGTACTTTTCTAAGTAATACTCATAGGGAGGGAAGTTCTTAGGATTGAACTTGATCTGCAAAGTGGAGCAACAATCATAGATCATTGCTCGGATCTGGCAGTATTTTTCCTGGCCGTGGAAAAAGTATTCTCTTAAACCAGAGTTCATTGTTGCTAGATCTCGCTCTTCTTGAGTAATACTCTTAGAAGCATTTCCTATCAGAAAAGATTTCTGAATAGAAGCTTCAGCAAGTGGTCCAACGTAGCGTCCTAATTCTTCTGAGTAGATAAACCCACGCTTGAGGAATTCAATCTCCCCCAAGGGTTTACTGATATAGTGACCGGGTTTCTTATCTGCGCGGGTGTAATTGACACCAATTTCCTTCAACTTCTCTTGCATAACTTGAAAGTTAAATTTGCTCAAAATTGTTGGGTTGACGGAAACGATGTTATCATCACCATACGTGCGCAAAATTACCCTATTCACAAACTCCTTCAGATCATAATCATCATCTATTGCTCGTCTGTAGGCATAACGTACATACACACTACCAACGAAGCAATTGATAATGACTGTTAATGGTTCTCCGCTAACATGATTTCGCAAGAATGAAACTAGAGTTCCATTGAAATCGATATAGGCAAAAGCTACATCGGTTGCTATACTCATGTAAATTTTCTCTAATTCTTCTTTAGAGAAACCACCTAGATCATCAAGGTTTTCAACCATCTGCTCACCAGCTGCTTTAATGCAACTGTAAATTAGCACTGATTCCATCAACTTATCATAAGCTTGGTAATCACCATCAAAAAGACAATTATCACCAAATCCTAATAGATCAGTTGCAAGATTGTGCCAATCCTTAGAGTGAGCGTTCACACCAACAGCACATTCAAACGCACTTGGGTTCCGTTGAATTACTCGAATTAGCGATCCAAAGAACATCCTCATGGTAATCACAAGATCTGTAGGCGCTCCCATAAACAAACGGATTTTACCCGCTTCATTCTTTTCATGCGCTCTAGCTTCATCTTTTTCCGAACCACAGAAGATTGGATTACATCGAACACCAATACGATAATTCTCAATCATTTTGAGAACACGTTGTTCTATTTCTTCATCAATGATGTATTTCCCCAAATCTTCGCAGAAAGAGAATTTTTCCATTTTTGGACGTTTCCATGGAAATCCCAAACTTGTTTTCATAGCCAACGAATTGACGTAATTTACACCAGGTGAGCCACTAACAGCAGTGTCGAGATCATACAACTGTATTAGAGCTTTCTCTTCATTAGGCAAATTTTCAAACATTTGTCGGAGTGAAATCCTTGCTAGTTCAAGAGCTTCTGCTGATGTAAATCGCAAGGTTGGTGATGCCATATCTTTCATAGCATGATACCATGGTTTCCAAGTACCAAGATTAGGACGCTCGTGCTGTGTTGACCATCCCTTCTCCTCGAAATATGTTGAAATCAAAGATTTCTTCACATTTGACTTGATATTCGATGTTCCTGTTGAAAGTGTGCCATACACTGCACAAACTGACTCATCCAAATAGAAAATTGGATCCCTCTTGTTAATAACGGGTGATAGAGTCACTTCCTTGTCACGTGTCTGTAGAGAGACATATCCTGGGTCAATAAGTGGAAAATCCACTACATCTTCATAATATACTCTACTACAAAATGCTTTTCCTTGTTGTACCTTTCCAGCTGTATGGATTCCCATAATCACAGGACCATATTCTGTAAAACCAACCAAAACACTACCACAATCACCTGCTACAGTTGGACAATCACTCCAGTAGCCATCTGCATTGATCAAAGACAAATGTCCTTTTCCAATGTTTTTAGCTACTTTATGAGTAATATCCCCATTTAACTCGCGTTTCAGATAAACACCATGAGTGCGTACATCAAAACCGTGAGCTGGTAGGAGACAATCCAATTTTGCTGCAGGAGGAAAGTTATTAAGCTCGACAAATGCCACATCATCAATCACCTTTCGAATACTCTTTTTCGAAAAAGTAATGGATGTATTCCTTGTTCCAGCTTTACTCGATTGCATAAAAACGCAATCCATCTTAAAGCTATCCGGACATCGATCTAAAACATGTTTGTTTACTAAATAGATGTTTCCACCTAAAGCAAACATGCAGTTATCGAGAGCTAGTCCTTCCTTATGATACAAACGAATACCAACTACGTTTCTCCCCACGATCTCAAGAATCTGATCGCGAGAGAGCCCCTTCATCGATTTTGTTTGTCGTGATAATGAGAGTGGTGATAAATGAATAGTATCATTTGTCCACTTTGCTGCTTTCTTCTCATCCTTTGGTACCGGTTTCATAAATGAAAACTGCAGTGCATCTGCTGTCTTCAGAAACTTGATAATACCAGCAGTTACAGTAATGGTAGCTGCTAAAGCTACATATTTCTTGTTTTCAATTGCTGCTTGGTAAAATCTTTTGGCAATATCCGCTATGTCATTCCGGTTGGGCAATACTGGTGCTTGTAATGTCAAATTCTGTAATCCGCTAAATGGATTCATTTGAGATATAGCATCAGCTGATGCAATTGCTGAATTTGTTAACCGAAGTGCTGGAATGGCCCTCCTAAAGGCATTTATATGGGCTCTTTTCCTTTCCATGCGGACATACAACCAAAGGTATAGGAATATTAGAGAAGCAATAATCCTTTCCTTAAATGTCAGTTTTGTAGCTCCTTGAAGTAGCTGGGTAACTCCCACTTGTAGCTGTCCACATTCAGCACAATTTCCAATTGGTACAAAGTGCTCGCACATTTTGACGTTTGACATAGTAGACATCTTTGATTGAATGTCTTTCTGTGAATTCATGTGCGCCAAGAGCTTCTTTCTATACCAAGGCAGGAACTCTGACATTCTCACATTCTCCAACTCTTTAACCAAAATAGGTTCACAAGGCGGTGCACCACCATCTTTTGGGAGGGGTGCCGCTAGAACCTTATCTACTGTAATTACCCAAAAATCAGGGTAACTAACAGAGTAATCCACTTGACATTTTGCAGGGTCAAGCATAGTTGGAGCTCCATCCATCTGGTAATCTGGGTGTACACTTACCGTTACACGATAAGGAAATCTTCTCATTAATGCAGATGGGTGATAGGAGTAGTGCTGAACGTTCATCCAGGGATGGTTAGTAGTGGCAACAACTACCAGAGGTCGTGCTGCTATCCTTCCTTTCTCAGAAAGGTCTGCCATATTGCACAGCATTGAGACAGTATTCATCAATGAAATAATTTCATCTACAGAAGGGTCTGTACCATTCACTGCGCTTGGTTTAATACTACCAACATCATCTAGGAAAATAAACCACTTGTGTGATTTAAATCCACTCCAAAACTGATCTCGGAAATTTCGAGTATACATATACTCAGGATCATCTTTCTGTTGTAAACATTTAGCTGAATAGCTAAATAATATGTTTACGAAAGATGATTTTCCAACGCTCGAATCACCAAATACTGACACCCCAAATGGCATCAGACGTGATTTACCCACAATATGGCGCGTTTGAAAATCAGCTAGAAACAGCTCCAATCTATTGACAATAATTGTCATTGATTTCCTATCATTTGCTGATTTTGCATGCTTCACAAAATTCTGACCAATTTTAATTGCATCGATCAATTCCTTTTCGTACTGCTGAAAAGAAAATTCCAGAGTCTCAGGATCGCATGTGAGCATAGATGTCCATTTTTCTAATTTTTGGGTTTGATCAAACCAGTTTGTGTAAGTACTGGCTGTGTGTAACAAAGGTCCCAAAGAACCCGATTGTACACAGACTAATAACCTACTACAAGTGAATTCGATCGCATCCAAAATTGCATGAATAAACGAGGTCACCTGCTTGGATTTCTTTTGAACTTTAAATTCGGCGTAGATAACCTCCGCAACCGAATCCTTGAAGCCCATGGTTTCCAAGACTGAAAACGCCATACAGTAACTAGCAACGTTCCTAATCTTCTCAATGAATTGAGAGTCATTTAAACGTTCCCAGCTATCTAATGTAGATCTGAGGGGTGATGATTGCAGAGTTTCTTCTGTGAAAAAGTCTTTGTGATTTTTCTGCAAAAATTCATACACCGATCCCGAGATAGAACGCCCAGACAAACTATTTATGCACAAAGATAGTGCTGCTAGTTTGCCATAGTTGTTCTCGGTTGTTCCCAAGATCACTACAGTGGAAATTAACGTTTCCAATTTTTGTGCCGTAAAGAGAGTCTTCGTAGATGTATATCTAGAAACAAGGAAATCAGATAAATCTGTCAATCGATCTTTAAGAAAATCTCGCGGACCAAATTGAAATTCCTCTTCTAGAATGTTCTTATTTTCATTCCATCTCTTTCTAGCTAGTCTATTTCGCTCCTTCTTTAATAATCTTTGAAAATCATTCAATGGCATTTGCGAAATAGCCTCTTCCCTCACCAAAATAGGTGAAGGGGGTGGTAGGGATATGGTAATCCCTACCTGTCCAGTACTCTCCGAGGAAGATACTGGACTACTGGGTCTCTCTCCCAGCTTCATGGTTTGGTACCCGGTGTACCTGTCTCCAATTTCTAAAAAGCACGAACTCATTTTTGATCGCACTTTTGGTAACTGAAG